GTACTACGTCATTCTGCGTGAGGTCATCCCCGCGGTCGAAGCGGCCCAGCGGTATGGGGCGACCGGCGCAGTCGCGTCGGGCAATGCCGGCGATGTGGCGCTGGGCGATGGGGCGGACAGCCTCGGCGATAACGGGGCGCTGTCGCAGTGGACGATGCAGCTCTCAAACCCCGGCGAGGCGGACCGGCTCCGGAATGCCGACGTGGTCGAGCGGTTTACGGTCTACGTCGATAAGCACCCCGACCTGCTCCCGGAAGGCCTCCAGTGCGTCATCGTGGGCGATGCGCTCGTGATGGGGCCGATGCCGCTCCTCTTCGGGACCATTCCGTTTGTGCGCGTGACCGATGGGTCCACGGACCCCTCGTACTACCCGCGCCCGATTATGGAGCAGTGGATTCCCCATCAGCAGCGCATTAACGCCCTGATGTCCAAGTGGGTAGACTCTATCCGCGTCAACTCGGGTGGCCGTCTGCTGGCCCGTCCGGGGGTCATCTCCAAGGAGACCTTTATCGGGGGCCTGACCTCGGTGGTCGAGGTGACCGGGGCGGGAAGCCTGAACGACTCGGTCGCGCCGATGCCGAACTTCTCGGTGGCGAACGACGTGAAGGAGGCGCTGTCGCTGGAGAAGAAGGCGTTCGAGGATGCCTCGGGGTACAACGATACCAGCCGCGGGCAGTTCTCGTCCTCGTCGTCGGGCCGGGCGATTCTGGCCGCTCGTGAGCAACTGGAGCGGGTGTTCGCGCCCTCGGTGCTGGCGATTGCGAACGCGATGACTGAGTGGGCGAAGGTCACGCTGGCCGGGATGGCGTGGGGCTATGACGTGCCGCGGGACTTGGGTGCGGTCGGCAAGAGCCGGCCCGACTTGGCCCGGGCGCTCAATGCCGAGGACTTTGACGGCACGGCCGACGTGAAGGTCGAGCCGGAGACGTTGATGCCGATGCCGAAGGCGATGCGGCTCTTCCTGCTGGACGAGATGTTCCAGAAGCAGCTCATCGATGCCCGGCAGTATCAGCGCCTGATGCCGTTTGCCATCATCAAGCAGATTCAGTCGCCGGACTCGGACCAAGAGGCGCGGGCCAATCGGATTGCCGATGCGCTCTTGACGCGCCAAGCGGTCCCGCCGATGCGCTGGCAGGACAACGAAGCGATTCATCAGGACGTGCTGGAGCGGAAGATTCTGTTGCAGGACGATATTGACGACGATGTGATTCAAGCGGCCGATGCCCGCTGGCGTGAGCTGGCTACGCAGGCTGCACAGAAGCAAGGAGCGCCCGCGCCGCAAGCGCCTGCTCCGGCTGGACCCCAAGCGATGGGTGGGGAAAATCCCTTCGCGCCCTCACCGGCACAGATGCCCACGGCGACGACGCTCCCCGGCATCGCGGTTGAACCCGCGATTGCCCAAGGGGCGGCGAACACCTTCGAGGCGTTTGCGCCGCAGTAACGGACCCCTTTCTAGGAGTAGGAGATGACCGCCCCAACTTTCCCCGGTGACGCCCCACCCGCTGCTGAAGCGGGTCCGGAGAACACGACCGCTTTCCTCGACCAGCTCGCGGAGGACGCCGCTAAGGCCGCGCTTCCCGTCGATACGGAGTACGAGGCGGCGCGTGATGAGAAGGGCCGCTTCACTAAGGTGTCGGACGTGACCGCGGAGGCCGAGGAAGAGACGGCCGAGGCGGACGCCGAGACGGCGGACGAAGCGCCAGATGCTACTGTCCCTGCGGCGGACGCCGAGCCGGAGGAGGCCCCGAAGACGGTGGCCGGCCTGCCGCTGGTGGACCGCGAGCCGATTGTGCCGATTACCGTGAAGGTGGGTGACACCGAAGTGACGGGGTTGCCCGACCTGATGGTGACGTACACGACCCCGGGAGGCAAGACCCGCACCGACCCGCTGGACAAGCTGGCGCGGTTGGCGGCGGACGGCATCTACAGCGAGCAGCGCGAGCAACGGTTCCGGCAGATTGAGCAGCAGAACGCTGACACGCAGGAGCAGCTGGAGCAGTACCGCCAGCTGTTGACCGAGCGCGAGGCCTATCTGGAGCAGTTGCTGTCGGACGAGACGCGCTATGTCACCGAGAAGGATGCGTGGGACCGGCAGAACACCCCGGAAATGCGCCTTGAGCGGGAGCGCCAGCAGCTGGAGCAACAGCGCCAGCAGATGGAACTCCAGCGGGTCGCGTCGCAGGGGGAGCAATACTTCACCCAAACCCTCACGCCGGCGCTCGACCTCATCGCGGAAGCGGTGCCGATGGTGGAGCCGGAGGAGATTGTGGCGAAGGTCGCACTCTATGTGCGGACGCTGGAGGGGCGGCGCGGCTATGTCACGCCGGACCAGTACCAGCTGTTGAACCAGTTCGTGGTCGAGGAGGTTGCGCCGTGGGCGCAGAGCCTCCACGAGGCCCGGACGGAGAAGTATGGTCGGAAGACCGAGACGCCGGTTGCGCCTCCCGCCAAGGTGGAGGACAAGAAGGCGGCCGCGGTCCAGCAGCAGAAGGCCAAGGCACAGGTTGCCAAGGCCGTCAAGCCCGTGGGACGTGGGGCCGGAGTGGCGCCCAAGTCCCGCCCTGCGCCCCAGAATATCGATGAGATGATGGACGATGCCGTGCAGTCCGCCATCGATTCGGTGCTGGGCGCTTAACCCTTTTGTTTGGAGAATGTGAGCAATGCCTGCTCCTACGACGATTACCGATGCAGAGCTTCAGGGTCTCCTGAAGAATGTGTACGCGAACTTCCGCGAGAAGGTGCAGAACACGGTGACCCCGCTGGTCGCCCAGCTGTCCAAGGCCCGTGAGGGCGGCCCCAAGAACATCCGCTGGGGCGGCAATGGCGTGTACTGGGATGTGGTCGTCGGCCGTCCGGCCGGTGGCAACTTCTCGACCGCTGGCTGGTTCGGTCAGGACAGCACGGCCCGCGAAGTGCAGGCCAACACGGGCGTCGTCCGTGGCTATGTCCGCCGGCAGGTCGATGGCCTCGCCCTGATTGGGACGAAGTCCAAGGAGGCGGCGTTCCAGACGCTCGCCCGCAAGACGATGGAGGAGCTGCGCGAGGCCTCGGCCCTGATGATGCAGGGGTCGTTCCACGGCGCGGGCAACGGCATTCTGGCGACGGTCGTCGCTGGCGTGACCTCGGCCACCCAGACCATCACCGCGCCCTACGGCGTGGCGTCGTCTGGCCCGGCCACCCTGCTCCTCTCGGTGGGTGACTATGTCGCCATCACCGACAGCACGGGCGCGACGGTCCGTGGCCGCGGCTCGGTCTCGGCCATCAACTCGTTCCCGTCCTCGACGCAGGCCATCATCACGCTCTCGGGGTCGATTGCCTCGACCACGAATGACGTGATTGTGAAGGCGTCGGCGTCGGACACCTCGTTCAACGCGGCCACCAACGGCCTCATCAACATCACGAACCGCGGCAACAGCTACAAGCTGCTCCACGGTATCACCTCCACCACCTACGGCATCTGGGACGCCATCCGCCTCGTCGCGGGCACGGACACCCCGGATGCGAACCAGCCGACTGAGTCGGACATCTGGGACCTTATCCAGAAGGTCGCGGGTTCGTCCGGCAAGGACGCGATGCTCCGTCCGCAGGAGTTCCTCCTGATGACGACCCCGGGCATCGGCAAGAAGATTATGGAGTCGTTCGTCGGCCAGCGCCGCTTCGACGCCAAGGACACCGCCCGCGTTATCAAGGGCGGCTACAAGGCGGTTGAGGTCTGCGGTCTTCCGCTGGTGATGGATTACTACGTCCCGGCTGGCACCATCTACCTCCTCCACATCCCGTCGCTCGCGCTCGTTGATGCGAAGGACTGGGGCTTCGTGGAGTACGAGGGGGCGGGTCCGGTCCGGTGGCTCGATGGGCGGGATGCCTTCGAGATGACCTACGGCTACTACGGGAACCTCGCGTCCCTGCAGCGTAACAGCCACGGGTCCATCACGGGGTACACCGACACCGTCTTCTACAGCCACGCGGCTGTCCAGACGGCGTAACATCGCTCTCCGTAGGGGGTGGGGTGGTCCCACCCCCTGCGTGAGCGGGACCCTTCAACGGACTTTGAAATGCCTCTTAACTTCTTTGCTCCTCGCCCCGGTCGGTTCGGCACGATGCCGTGCTATGTCCGGTCTGGGCAGATTGGTGGCGCAAACTTTCTTGGCGGCGCGACGCCGCTGACGGCGAACATGACGACCATCTTCCGGCTGGGCGGGTTGGCCGGTCGGACGGCGATGTTCTCTGGGTTTGGCGCGACGACGGTGACGGTGCCGGCTGATGCGGATGGCGCTATTACCGCGGCGGTGTACAAGTTCCGGGCGTCGGACAACACGGCCGTCAAGCTGTCGGCGGATATTGACCTTGAGGCGCTGGTCACCCGTGAGGAGACCACGGCCAAGGCGCTGGGAATTTCTGACGCGGACCTGACGCTGGTGGCGGGCGATGCGCTGGAGATTCACGTTGTGTCGAATTCGGCGGCGATTGACACGCAGCCCGCGGGGCTGGTGTTCGTGGCCGAAATGCTCGTCGAGAACT